TGTCGTAAATAAGCACTTGGTTTGACCCAGACGACGCAGGAATGGAAATGCTAAACATAATGCCTTTGCCAACCACAATTGACGTTGTTGTGGCTACAACCGTAGGACATGAGTTGGTTGGGTTGTTCCCTGCCGCAAAACCAGCAAGGATTGTTACCTCGGTGGCAAGTGTTTGCAAATAACCGGAAAGGTTATTGATAGCGATAACGCCGTTCTTTTGCGTGGTGAGAATATCGTCGAGTGACGCACCCATTAGAATCTCCCGTCAATCTGATAGCGGTATCTGATTGCACCAAGCCGCCAAAAAGTATCCGTATCATTAGAAGATATATTAAATGCCATCAAACGCGCCCTAATACGGACAGATATGTATTCGGTCGCCTGCGTCATTGTATAGGGACCGTATTGCACGGGCGTATCGCCGGGGTAATTGGTAACGTAGAATGTAATCTGCACCGTGGCATTAGGGTTACCAGAATATGTACCCCATTTCATGTCGGGCCAGATTTGATCAATAAAGATCAAGTTATCAGCTTCGTTAAGCTGAAAATATCCTGTCTGGAAAGATGATAGCATAGCTACCCCGTATCCAGCATTATTTCCTATTTCGTGCTGATATAAATAATTGTCAGACCCAGCACCAATGGGAGATCCAAGAACAGACTGGTCAATCCAAGCAGTACGACCCAAAGTTCCAAAATCCCATTGTTCAAGAACCGTATTGTATTTAACATAACTATCGTTCTCTGTGGACGAGGCAGAAGGATAGTACCAAGTAATTTCGTTGAACTGACTGTTTACGCCGCAAGCAACTTTATAAAGATATGACGTATTGATGTTTTGGAAAATAACGTCCCAAACAGGACATGGGATAGATTGAACGCCCGAACCGACCATCATAAAGAATTGCTTTTGGCTCATCCAATAGACAGCGCCGTTTAACTGACCCGAACAATGACGTGATACAGCGCCGCAATTTGAGCCAATCTTGTTGAACCCATAGACAAACGGAGCTCCAACATATTGCATCGCCCATAAATCAAGGTCGGTCCATAAAAGACCCTGTTGTGGTCCTTGGATACCAGCCATGATCTTGGATCCCGTTGGGATACGATAAGAACCCGCTTGGTTGGTAACAGTGCCATTCCATGACGTAAAATCGCCAATGTCTGACCAGCGGACCAGAAGCGGATCGGGCGAAAGCGTAAACGATGAGCCGTAAGCAATTACTTGGCGTTGAGGCATGGCGACGAAGATGCCACTGTTTACAAGAGGACCGTTACCGCCAATGATTTGAGCATTTTGTAATTGACCGCTTGGATCCCAATAATAAATTGCACCACCCGCAGGGCAAGCAATTAAATCTTGACCAAAGTTATCAAGCGTCCAATCAGTTGCCGTAATTGATGTTCCGGGAACACTTGGCTGCGTAGTTCCGACACCAAAGCCACCGACGCCAAAACCACCTACGCCAAAGCCCGTGCTGGTGGCTTGCGGTCCTTGAGCAACGTAAAATGTTGATTGAATATTACCACTATTAATATAAGCACTTACGGCGCTTCCTGCTGTATTTTGTGCTGAAAAAGTGAAGATGCTAGACGAGGTAACCGATAAAACAGTGTAAAGTCCAAATAAAGTTAATCCAGCTAAATTTGAATTTATTGTAGTTGATGATACGGTTTGACTAGTGCTGACAGTATAAGTTCCAACGCCACCATTGCCAGTTCCTAAAGCGGTAATTGTTGTTCCTCCAGTAACGCCAGAACCATTAATAGTCGCACCAACTATAATAGACCCGCTTGAAATTGAAGTGACCGTTAATAAGGTGCCAGAAATTGAGCCTGTAAATGTAGCACCTGTCGACACGCCAATGTAAAATTGACTTCCAACGCTGTAACCGTGATTAGCAAAAGTACAGGTTACAATTGAAGAGCCACTTGTTGTTGTGAAGTAATAAGATGCGCCAGCGTTTGAAACAGACGATGTAGCATTATTTGCAGCCTGAATTGAATAATTTGCGCCGTATTGAATAGTACCAGCAACCGTTTGAGATCCTGTTGCGGTGCTTGCAAATGAAACCGATGTGGTCGAAGAAGACGTAACAACCCATGAACCATTATATTGTAATGGCGTGACGCCACTAATTAAAATAATTGATCCAATTGGAGGCGCGACTGATTGAGCAGGAAATGTAATTGTCGCAATTGTCCCCGTACCACTTGCGGTGCTTGTTGCAACACTTACAGCGGCAGTAGCAGAATAAATAGGATATGGACCATTAAGAGATAACCCGCCGATCGTTACAGGTGTTACATAATCCACGTAATCTAATGTTGATGCGATAATACCATAATCAACCACTTGTATAAGGTTTGAATTGTTTGTGGTTGTAAAGTTTGGCCCAGAATTAGTAATGGTCGTTTGAGGAGTAATTGGTACGTTAGTACTATTCGTTAACACGCTAAGAGAAGACTCAGCGCCAATTCCTAGGTGGTTAACAGCATTAAGATCCGCCCAGCCCTTTAACGATCTAACTTTACTGTTCACCTGCAAAGGTATAGCAGAAGAAGGATACCCCACCCAACCACCAAGCTTTTGTGCGAGACCATAGCCATTGCGTTCTGGTAAAAAACGAACAAGCTGAGACGATGAATATGCCGCTTCATTCAACGCGGGGGTTGTATTTGTTTCGACGCCGGGCTTCAGCTTGATCGTATTATGAGGCATCGGTTACCTCGTTGGCGAGGCAAAAGGTGCAGGAGAATAAGGCGTCCATGCAGCTGATTCAAATTTCTTGCGGTTCTCTTCGACCATGGCGCTTTTGAGTAGGCCCTGATATTGACTTTCATACGTTTGAGCCATGGCAGGATCATCGTTCAAGCGACCAAAGTTGCGTTGATAAGCCGAAATATAGATCATGGAAGCCATGATAAACATATCTGGCAGATAGACCGATATGTAGGTTTGTGTGTTCATGGACGACAAAGGCGCAGAACGCACGGTTCCTGTCAAACGAACGGAATAGGTCAAGTCCGGTATGGGACCAACGATCATATTTTGACTAGTCAAACCAGTTGTCGCAGAGTCGCCACCATAAACTGCGAAATATTGCGGAAGCCCTTGCGTTGAACCTGTGCCATATACATTTTGAATAAATTCTTTTCCAACGGGCAAAAGAGCAGAAGAGTTTCCTGAATTGTCAATTACTTCAAATGTTTCTATAACGACGAATTGAGAAGTCGGAATTGTTAAAGTCCCATTGCCTTGCGTAAAAGAATAAGATGAATTGCTGATTTGGGTTGACAAGAAGTCAAGGTCACGCTGCATCCGCAGTTCGGCATAGGAAATCATTTGGGGCAAAATGATCTGGAAGTTGGAATCCGTTGTCGGAACCACCGCCATTGTCGCTATCTGCTGGACGTAGGTGTTATAATCCATGTCTACACCATGTTAAATGCGGTTTGCTCGACTTCTGACACCCGACGGGACCAGCCTTTGCCAAAAGTACCATAAGTTGACAGAGATTGTAAGAAGGCTAGTCGGGCTTCGCATACCGCTGTAGCAACTTCACGAGCGTTTGCCGTTTCAAGAGCGCGTAACGTGGTGGGTCCGATTTGGCCGTCTGGATTGGTATTGAGTACCGACTGCAGGGTTTTTGCTGCGCGGGACGGACCCGAGTTAATGGCAAAATCGAAGACGGCATAGTCTACGCCTTCCGGCAGATCGTCGCCCTTAACCGTATCCCAATATTTGGCTTTGTACAGGGGCATGACGTCATTGGGCGTTAACGCCTTGATGTCGTCCTTAGTCACCGGATGGCCAACCCAAGCCTCCCAAGTTGCCTTAGTGCAGCCAAGGTTGGTAGCCCCGCCGGGGTCGGAAGGGTTATCAACGTATCCACCTTCGTTTTTAAGGACGAGGGCAAAGCATTGGGAGAAATTGGTGTTCACTGCTTATTCCCCAAAGAAGCGGTAAGAGCATCGGTCTTTTGTTTGGAGCCAGCGGAAGAGCCAAAATAAAAACCCATAACGCTAGTCCAAGCAGTCCCGAGCGTACCGATCAGCATCAAAAGGGCCTCGCCACCCGTGGCTGGAAGGCCAAAGTGCAGGATGTATGCAATGATGCCGAAGAACCCAAGAGTGACGCCAACCGCCAACACACGGGGGATCCAATCGCGGGTTGCAATTTGCATATTACGGGCTGAATCGCGATCCTGTTCAGAAATACGTTCCAAATCAATGTCCAACGATTTCATCTGAACCTTAAAGTCCGCGTCAATCTTTTTAAGTGCAGCTAGTTGATCGCCAGTAGGATTGGCAAGAGCCGACATAATGTCGTCCTCGGTGCCATTTTCATGGCCAAAAAGGGCATTTGATACAGCCTTAACCGCCATACCCGCGATAGGGCCACCGAGAGCGGTAGCGATAGTAGGGGCAACTGAACCAATCAATGGTCCAAAAGTTTTTAAAATGTCCATGTCATTTCACCGTTAGCATGAGAAAAACACCAATTGCAGCAATACCCAATACCAGAAAACCAACTATGCTACTAACCATAATTAGATCCTTTCTGGCCTCTTCCTGTTCCTTTAATGCAGCCGCAGCTTGACGAGCCGCCTCTTTACGCATTTCGATCACTTGCCGTTGAATGCCTTCCCATGCCGCAGGGCCGTATTGGCCAACAAACAAGTTCTTAACTTGAAGTTGCATATCAAGGGCTTTTGCCTTGACGGCATATATTTTAACGGCCTCTGCCTCAAACTCAGCTTGCGATTGAAACAGTTTTTTCTTGCGCGGCGTTGACGCGATCGTAACGATCTGACCCACTTTACCGAAAAGATTGCTTACTTTCTCGGCGGTCGCCATCATATCCTGACCAGCATCAACTGCGGACTTGATTGAGTTATATATCGCGGTTGCGCCAGCAATCAGGGTAAATGGATCCATAGTAACCTCAGAACGGCGGCGCTTGCGTTTGAATAACAGGTTGGGAAAGCTCGGTCACTTGCATAGCAATCTGAGACTCAACCCCTGCCATACTAATGCTTTGCGCCACCCACTGATAGGCCATAGCTTGCGTAATATCGGCATATGGAACAAATTCAGCGGGGTTGGGGGAACCAAGAATTACCGTTCCAGAGGCCGACGACGTGTATGTTCCGTCCGACCCTGTGCAAACCCAGTTGATCCCCGTCACGACGTTTTGAAGATTGTCGTAGGAAGGGTTAACAATAAATTGAGGAAATGACCAAGTGAATTGCATATTAATAATTACCAGTGTTAGTTGAAGGATAATAACGTCCTTTGCCCCAAATAATACGAACAGCACCGCCTCCGCCGCTACTTCCTTGACCGCCGCTTAATGGTGAACCCGCTCCTCCTCCATAAGAACCGCCCGGACCAACTTGGTTATTTTGTCCTGCACCACCATTTGATCCGCCAGAGCCACCTCCGCCTCCTGCGCCGCCATTACCATTAGAACCTTGACCAAGAATGCCTACGCCACCGCCGCCGCCACCGCCGTTATTAGTTGTTCCTCCATCCCAACCGCCGCCACCGCCGCCGCCGCCTGACCCAGATGCACCTGCGCCGCCAGCACTTCCATTTCCACCATTTCCGGTATAACCGCCACCGCCACCGCCGCCTGAAGAATTACTCCCCGGACTAGACCCACTAGCGCCCGTTCCTCCATTTCCACCTCCATTTCCAACATACCCCCCAGCAGTACCGTTTGCTCTTCCTCCAAAACCCGCAACGGTTGATGTATTAATAAAATAACTATTTCCACCATCATTACTTGTTGATCCGCCTGATCCAACAACAACAGTATATGATTGACCGGGTATTACAGTAATTGTTGCCCAACCTAATCCGCCGCCGCCACCGCCTGACCATGACGTTGACCCGCCACCCCCACCGCCAATTGCAACAACACTAACCGAACGAACATTAGCGGGTGCTACCCAAGAGTAGGTTCCGGGTGTTGTAAATGCGGCTTGGCTAGGTATTGGATTAGGATATCCATTAAGAAAACCAAACCCTTTAGCTGTTGCTGCACCGCGTGTAATCATTGTTGGCATATTTAGCCTCACGCAAACTGAGATTGTGATGCAAGAACGGTATATGTAGCTGACGCAGTTTTGATAATTGTATACGTATAAATATCAATGGAACTTGCATTTCCCAATGTCGGTGCTGATCCGCCTTGCCACTTAGGTGTAACAGATGCACCATCAATAGTTATCGCATTATTGTAGTAAGCCGTTGAACCATTGGTGTTCAAAAACGCTACTGTAACCGACTGCCCTACCGACAAAGCGGAATTAAGCGACGTACCGCTCGATGCCGCAAAATTGAGCGTAAAGTTGGCGGTTGAGTTGGAAGAATAATAAAGAACGGATTGGCTTGTGATGTAATAATTGATCGTGCCGCTCGTGCCGGATCCAACCACCGTAACCGTTTCCGAAATGTTATTGAGAAGCGCGGAAAACTGTGTTGTCGACGAGGCAAGCGTCAATTTGCCATTGACGGTCGTGGTGTTTGCGCCCGTTGAGCCAAGGGTCGTGTTGCCCGTGACGTTCAAAGTTGGCAATGTGCCACCTTGAAGAATGCCATCGTCGGCATAACGCACGTTTGTGCCGTCCGAATAAATTGATGTGTTGTAGCCTTGAGCAGCGGTAACGGTTGATCCACCGCCGCCGGAAGCCATGGTGACCGTGTATGCACCGCTGGTTGTATTATAAACAATCCAACGCCCTGCAATGCCCGAAGGAATGGTAACCGTAATGTTGGCGGAAATAGCCCCCGTTAACGTAATACGCATGGCTTGCGTTTGACCGGATCCATCCGTTGCAGGGCCACTAAGTGGTACGTTGGCGTTTGTTAAAGCGATTGAGGTTGTCCCTGCCATTTGGTTGTCAAGGATCGTTTCGTTTGCGTTGAGAGGCGTGTTCCAAGCCGACGAATTGTAAGCGGGTTGGTTTAGCGCAAGATTTGGAGTGCTCATGGCTTGTCCGCCTTCCCATCAAGTTTGTCGTAGATCCGCTGGAACATATCTTCAATATGCTTCATTCTCTGGTCCAAATCCACCTTGAGGACATATTCCTTTGGCATATTGGCTTCCAGTTTATTCAAATCACGTTGCAGTTCTTTGACTGCGCCCCATAATTCACGCAGGAACCACCCCGCCACCGTCAGGATTGCACCGCCAACTATGTCTATAAGGGTTTGGTAATCGGTCATGGGTGCGCGGCCTTATATGCGTCAAATTCTGCTTTAAGTTCTTGGATGGCAGCGACCAAATGCACGACAATTTTGCTGTAGTCCACGCCTTGATATTCTGGCTTACCGTCAGCATCTACGGCGTCTTTTGCACCGCTTACCGCCAATGGAATTACTACCTGCAACTCATGGGCAATGAAACCTTCACCCGCAGACTTGTCGCTAATCCAGTCGTAATTGATAGGTTTAAGGGCGGCTATGGTTGCCAAACCCGTTGTCATCGGCGTGACGTTTTCTTTCAAACGATAATCGGACGAAGTATTAAACAGAGTTGTAGTTGTAGTTGATTGAATTGATCCAACCACACCATTTGTTACGTTACCAAACCGCCAATGGTTCCCGGTCCCAGCAGCAGCAAATATACTGTAACAACCACTGCCATTTGGCGAAGACAAAGAAAGGCCGCTTCCACTGTACGTTGTGGCCCCCACCAGCAGATTGCCGGAAGAGTCTATACGTGCCACTTCTGATCCAGAAATCCCAAATTCCAAAATAGAGCCGCTCAAAAGCAACGGCTGATAAGAAGTAACTCCTGTATTATCGACAGCTTGAACTGCTGCGTAAGAACTATTTGTTATAATGCGAATGGCCTTTGTAGCGCCGTTCACTGTTAATGGTTGTCCGTCCGCAGCAGATACGTGCAATTTTGAAATAGGCGAAGTTGTCCCAATACCCACATTCTGAGACGTATCTACCGTAATGGCGGTCGTACCCGCAGACTGTAATGTCAATGCAGTTGCCGCCGCACTTGTGATCGTATTGGTTGTTGCAGCCGCGCCAAAAGTTACGCCGCCAGATGAACTGAGCGTAAGGTTAGCAATGCTGGATGATGGCTCTTGGACGATGCCTGTCTTCAGGGTTGCGGTCATTATGCGGCCTCCGCAATGGTAAGTTTGCCTTCTGCAACAAGCTGCATAATGGCGGCGTAGTCAGAGTTGGCGGGGTCTAATGGGACAAATGAAGTTACGCCACCGATGTCAACGCGGATGGTGACATTTTGACCATTTACAGTAATATACTGTGCGTTTTCATACATGACTTATAACTCCGCAGATGATGTCCAATGATAAGAAGCATTTATAGAATTAGCGCTTGCTTGCGTCCAGTACGCTCCAAAACCAAATAAGCCACTGCCATTGATGGTTGTTGTGTAATCAGCAGCATTTGCAGAACTATATACTTTCCCAGACGCGCCAGTAACTATTGAATACGTAGTAACTGTAGGTGCTGCCCTTTTTGAAACCTTATAATAAGTTTGTATGCCGCCTGAAGTAAAACCCGCAGGTCCAAAAGAAAAAGCCCAAGAAGAACCAGTGGATGTAGCAGAACCAATTGCCGTCCCTTGGTCATAAGACATTTCAAAATACCGTTGACAATCAGCCAACTGCTTGCTGTATAATGGCCGTTCAAATGGTGTGGCTACAGAGCCTTGTTCAAGCTGGACGCC